ATATGACAGCGTGAAGAGTGCTTTGTCTGCCATCAACAAATACCGTCTCAAGGTCGAAGTTTTCAAAGAAGAAATTGAGGGCGTCATCACACAGTACATTCTTTGGAAACCGTCCGTGAAGAAGAAGGCGAGGCAGAGGCTTGATCTTAGTCAAATTATCTGCTATACTTTACATAGGAGATTAATATAGATGGGACTTTTTAAGAAAGCCGCGTGTTTTACTGATATACATTTTGGTTTAAAATCAAATAGTCAGACGCATAATGAAGATTGTGAAGAATTTGTCGATTGGTTTATTGCTGAAGCAAAGAAAGAAGGTTGTGAAACAGCAATCTTCTTAGGCGACTGGCATCACAATCGCAATTCGATTAACCTAACTACTCTAGACACTAGCATTAGAAGTCTAGAGAAGTTGGGTGCCGCGTTTGAGCAGTTCTTTTGGTTCCCCGGAAATCATGATTTATTTTATAAAGACAAGCGGACTATACATAGCAGTAGTTTTGGCAAGCACATTCCTGGCGTTACAGTTGTTGACCACATCCTTACCGTCGATGATGTTACTTTCGTTCCATGGTTAGTAGGTGACGAATGGAAGGATATGAAGAAGCTGACCAGCAAATATGTTTTTGGTCACTTTGAATTACCTAACTTCTTCATGAACGCAATGGTGCAGATGCCCGATCACGGAGAACTCCGTGCAGAAGACTTTGGCGCACCCGACTATGTGTTCTCAGGACACTTCCATAAACGACAAGTTAATCAGAAAGTGCAATACATTGGCAATGCATTTCCGCATAACTTTGCAGATGCATGGGATGATGACCGCGGAATGATGATGTTAGATTGGGGTGGCACTCCTGAGTATAAGACTTGGGCAGACGCTCCTAAGTTCCGTACACTAAAATTATCTGATCTTATTGATAAAAAAGACGATATCATGAAGTCTAAGATGTACTTGAAAGTACATTTAGATATTCCTATCAGCTACGAAGAAGCAAACTTTATCAAAGAAGAGTTTACTGCTAGTTACGATATTCGTGAAATGAGTTTGATACAGGAAAAGAACAACGTAGAAGGTACAATTGACGATAATCCAGATGCTAAATTTGAATCTGTTGATCAAATTGTTAGCGAACAACTGATTGCAATTGAGTCTGATGCGTTTGACAAATCACTTTTACTTAATATCTACAATAATCTATGACATTTAACATAAAAAATATAACAGTTAAAAACTTTTTATCAGTAGGTAACCAAACACAAGCAGTAGATTTTGATAAAGAGCATCTAACTTTAGTACTAGGTGAGAACTTAGACTTAGGCGGAGACGACAGCGGAAGCCGTAACGGTACAGGTAAGACTACAATGATTAACGCATTGAGTTATGCTCTGTACGGACAAGCACTTACAAACATCCGTAAAGAAAACCTAATTAACAAAACTAACGGTAAAGCCATGTTGGTTACTGTTGAGTTTGATGTTAACGGTACTGCATATCGCATCGAACGTGGTCGTAAGCCTAACATTCTAAAGCTGTACGTTAACAACGAAGACACAACGGCTGACGACGAGTCAGACGATGACGCACAGGGCGACAGCCGCGAAACACAAAAGCACATCGAGCAACTATTAGGCATGAGTCATTTGATGTTCAAGCATCTAGTTGCACTCAATACCTATACAGAACCGTTCTTAAGTCTAAAAGCCGCGGAGCAACGTGAGATTATTGAACAGTTATTGGGCATTACCTTGCTTTCAGAGAAAGCAGAGAGCCTAAAAGCTATCATGAAGGAAACAAAAGATGCTATCACAGCAGAAACTTTCCGCATTGATGGTGTTAAGGCCGCAAACGAAAACGTACAAAAGAGTATTGACAGTTTGATTTTAAAGAGCTCTGCTTGGGAAAACAAGAAGCAGGGTGATGTAGAAAACCTAAGTCGTGCTATTATGCAGTTATCTAGTGTAGATATTGAAGCAGAATTAGTTGCACATACAGCACTTAAGAAGTGGACTGAAGATAATAACACTATTCGAGAGCTAAACAAGCAACGTGCTACATTAGAATCCGCAGTAGGGCAAGCAGATAGAAGCGTTACCAGATGTTTGAATGATATTAACAAGCTACGTGATAAAACTTGCCCAGCTTGCGAGCAAGAATTGCATGATCACAAGCATGAAGAAATGTCTGCGGACGCAGAAAAGCACTTTGAAGATGCAGTTACATATCAGAAAAAGGTAGCAACTGATTTACAAACAGTAAATGAAGCTATTGCTACTATTGGAGAACTGGGGCGCAAGCCTATAACGTTCTACGAAACAGAAAACGAAGCACTAGGACACAAGAATAATCTAGACAGTTTAGAAAAGAATATGATTGCTCGTGCAGACGAAGCTAATCCATACGAAGAACAAATTGAAGAACTTAAGAAAACTGCTATCCAAGAGATCAGTTGGGACGAAGTAAACGAGTTAACTCGTGTCAAAGACCATCAAGAGTTCTTGTACAAACTGTTAACCAATAAAGATTCATTTGTTCGTAAGAAGATTATTGATCAAAACTTAACCTATTTGAACAAACGGTTGAGCTATTACATTGATAAGATTGGTCTACCACACACAGTCACATTTAAAAATGATCTTAATGTTGAAATTACACAGTTTGGTCAAGACTTAGACTTTGACAATTTAAGTCGCGGTGAGCGAAATCGCTTAATTTTATCATTAAGCTGGGCGTTCCGCGATGTTTGGGAGAACTTGTATCAGCATATCAACCTATTGTTCATCGATGAGCTTATTGATGCAGGTATGGATGCGGCAGGTGTTGAAGCAGGTGTTGCTGTTCTTAAGAAGATGGCACGTGAACGCAACAAGAACATTTACTTGATTTCACACAAAGACGAGTTAATAGGTCGTGTGAATACTGTACTCCGAGTAATTAAGGAGAACGGTTTTACCTCTTACTCAAACGATGTGGATGTCGTTGAGGTCTAATGCTAAACAAATACAACGAGCTTCATGAAAAGTTGTTTACTCAACTAGTGGAATGGTACAACGTACATCAACACTGGTCGAAACGTCCAACTTATGAAAGAGCTTTTGAATTACGCAGAACATTAAAACATCTGCGTGAGATTGAGAAAGAAATAATGGACGAAATCCAAGTAGTCCGCAGAGCTGTACAAGCAAAAAATAAAGAAGTTAGGGAGAAAAATAAAAATGAGCGCAACAATTCAAGCAATTAAAGACGCAGTAACAGCGTGGGAAGCAGAAGACACTAAGTTTGAAAAAGGCAATTCCGCGGCTGGTACTCGTGCCCGCAAAGCATTAGCAGAAGTAAGCAAGCTGATCAAAGCTCGCCGTAATGAAATTACAGAAACTAAAAATGCTCGCAAGGAGGCCAAGACTGCTTAATGTCTTGGACGTATCAAGGTACTTTAGTTGAAGAACTACCTGAGGACTGTATTGGATTTGTTTATCTTATCACAAATACAGTCAACGGGCGTATGTACATAGGCAAAAAATTAGCCAAGTTCTCAAAAACAACATATAAAACCGTCAAGTTAAAAAACGGTAAGAAGAAACGTAAAAAAATCAAAGGCAAAATAGATTCTGATTGGAAAACTTATTATGGTTCCAGTCCTAATCTAACCGCAGACATTACTGCAATAGGCACAGACAAATTCACTCGTGAAATATTACATTATTGCACATCCAAGGCCCTCACATCATATCTAGAAGCAAAAGAACAATTCGAACGCAAAGTACTAGAATCAGACGCATACTACAACGGGCACATTCAAGTTAGAGTCCACGGCTCTCATATCATCAAATCTCAGGCAACTAAAACAGTATAAGCTAGCACAGGCTAAAATCGTGTGCCCATGACAAGGGGTTTAACTACGCCCGGACGGAACTCTCTGCGCTGTACAGAGTACTCAACTACCATCCTTAACAGGACGTCGATCGCAAATGCCGCGATTTAGTTGTTTGAATAGAGTGATTAAGAGCTAAAATGAGGGGACAGTGAAGCCCCGGGTTATTATACAGGATCGCATCTGCGTAATAATCGCCGTCAGGAAAAGACGTAGCTAGGGGTACAGGCTGACCGCCCTGGTAATGCTACAATGCGATGTGACTTGCGTACTCAGATAATGTCAAGTTTTTCTTAGCCCTGTCTGGGCTAAGTGTGACCATTATATCTAGATAATATTTAAAACTGCTTCGCAGTATCTACATATAGTAAATGTTTCAAGCGATAGCGCAGAAACATGTGAGCGTTAGCTCACATAAGTACTTAAAATTAGTATTTGGGTTAAATAAAACATCAAACTATCTAAGTTGGAGTTATAAATGCGTATTGAAGAACTATTAATAGAAAGTCACAATCTTGAAGAGGGTCCTGGATGGGATCAAGCTAAACAGGGCTTAGGTCAAATGGCTCAAGGTGTTGGCAATGTAGCTAAGGGTGCTGTTGCAGGTATTCCTGGTACTGTAGGTGGTGCCGCTAAAGGAGTTGGTGCTGTTGCAGGTGGACTTCGTGGCGCATGGGATAAAGCTAAACAAGGATACAATGCAGGGCGTGCCGCAGTAGGTGGTGATGCAGTTCCTGGTACTCAGCAAGCAGGTGGGCAACAAGCCGCCGCAGGTAGTGCTCCAGTACAAAGTGGTGGACAAGATCCAAATCAATTACGTCAGCAAGGTAAAGCTCTAATCAAACAAGCTGACGATCTAGAAAAACAACAAAAATCACAAGGTCAGCAAGCGCAAGCTGGTCAACAACAAGGTAGTCAAGTAAGTGGTCCAACAGGATCACAAAGCAATGCAGATAATGGTGCAAATGCCGCCCCTACACAAGGCCAAACTCCTCCCGCACAAGATGCAGGCGATGGTAGAGTAGAACCTACAATGGATCCAAATGCGCCTCCAGCTGGTGCTACAGCACAACCTGCTGATGCAAATGCTCAACAGCAAGCGGCTCCTGCAGATGCTACTCCGCAACCAAATGCCGCTCCTGCACAAGGACAACAGCCTGCTCCAGCTCAACAAAAGTTAGATCCAAAAGCACAAAATGCACTTAAAGCTAGTTTAAAAGCTGGACAAGGCGCTGGTGCAAAAGTAGGAAGTTGATTTAACAACTATGTAAAAGGTGGCGGTGGTCAAACATTGTCAGGCGCAGATGCTCAAGGTAATCCGGTATTCAAACAAAATGTTAAACGTGAGGACTTTCAATTTGAAAGTAAGTTCTTAGGAATGAGCATTTAATACAATGCATTCAAACAAAAGCCTGCATAAGCAGGCTTTTTTGTTGATTAAAAGAACGGTAGTTTTGTTTCTTTAGTTGTTTCCAGATTCTCTGTAACAATCTCACCAATTAATTCTCGCTGTGTAGGATCAGTAGCATACATTTCATCTAGCGTAATTCCGCCACGCATATACCAACATAGTTTTAACAGTTCGCGGTGTCGGGCCCTTGATTCTTTATCCATGTCATCAACTAACTTGAGTATTTCAGTCATGTTGAGACTCAAGAGCCTCATGCGAAAAAACTTGAATAGTCAAATACGATAGGTAGTTCTCTCATTTTAGGATTAGCAGGATCTTGGCTTAAATTTACGTTCATTGGTTTAACGCTGTTTTTAATCTTTAATTCTTCTAAACGTTTTTTAACAGAATCAAATATTTCTCTATCGCTGTTTTCCATAAACTCTAAAATAAATTCTGAATCTTCAGTTGCGCCCGAGTCTGAATCAATTTTGTATACACAATGGCTGATCATGTTTACAGTTATGTCTGTAAGTTTCTTAAAGCTCTGTGTAAAATATTCTAGACGTTGATCTTCTGTTAGCTTGTCATCTTGCACTATTTGTAAGATACGTTCGCTTTCAAAGTCAGCTAGATTATTTTTATTTTGTGTTTTGTAATCTAACGGACGCACATACAACACTAGATTATCACGCACTTCAATGCGCTCATCCCATGTAATGTCTTCTTGTAGTTGATCAAGAATAGTACGCAAATCAATTTCATATTCGCCTTGTCCGCCTTCAATATCTTCGTGAGTTACTTGCAATGGCATCATGTGTCCATAAGTTGCAATACGGATAGCAATTAGAATAACATCTATGTCGATGCTAGGACAACCCCACGGATCTAACACGTTTGGCATACAGCTTTTGATCACATCAATAACTGCCTGACCGTTAATTAAAGCGTCCGGAGTCTTTAGTAACAGTTCGTCTTTGGCAGTCATAGAGAAAACAGGATAGTCTCCGTTTACGCTCATGTTTAGACTGCCCTCTGGCCACCACTTGCCGTTACTGGGCAATTTGATGTAGATCTTTGGTTGTCGCATGTGCGATAAAAGCGGGTTGACTTTTTTAGCTGTTGTATCCATATTTTTTCTCCGAATAAATAACTTAACAAACGTGTGAATGTATTTATGTACCACTATAACCAAGGAAATTAAATGGCCGCAGTAACCGGAACCCTAGGTGGTCAACCCATTGTACTAGACAATGCGGCCACTGAAGAAACGCTAAAACAACTCCTTGCAGTAATGCGAGGGCAATCCAAAGCCGGTGCTACTGCCGGAGGCGGAGGTGCGGGTGCTGGTCTAAATGATCTTCAAAAGAATTTTGGTAGTCTTGGTAAAACTATGCCAGGTGTTAATAAAGGCATAGGTGATTTTAGCAAAGCACAAAGTCTAGCTAATGCTGGTATGAAAGCCATGGGTAACAAAATGCCAGTGTACGTGCAGGCTATCATAGGAGTTACACAAGCTCTTACTGAAATGTTTGGCGGGTTAACTAAACTAACCAAGCAGGCCTATGACGGCGATGTTAAGATGTCAGACTTCTTTGATGCGTTCAAAGGAATCCCACTTATTGGTGGACTCATTGAAAAGATGGGTGCGCTGGCAAAAATACAAGAAGAGAATTTACGTGCATTCAGAGCTATGTCCAAAAGCGGTGTTGGCTTTGAAGGCAGTCTAACCACATTACGAACTAGCGCACTTGCATTAGGAATGACTGTAGATCAGTTTGCGGCCACGATGAGTCGTAACACAGATGTGTTCCGTATGCTCGGTGGTGATGTTGAAACAGGTGCTAAACAGTTTGTAAAATTTGGTGCGGCACTTCGCGACAGCCAAGCAGGTAGCAACTTACGTTCATTAGGTATGAGCGCAGATGATAGTGCAAATGCAATGGCCAACTATATTCGTAACCAAGGCGGACTAACTGAAAGACAAAAGAAAGACTATGCAGGTGTTGCAAACTCTGTAGCAGAATACGCAAAGCAAACAGATAGACTTGCCAAATTAACTGGTACTAGTGCTGAAGAAATTGAAAAGAAAATGGCCAAGGAAGCACAAGACGAAGCTTGGCAAGCAACACTACAAGGCATGGACGAGAAAGATCGTGAAGCCGCAAACGAAGCTCTTAAAGTTGCAATGGCTACCGGTGGACAAGGTGCAGTTGATGCATTAAAAGCCAAAATGATGGGCTTGCCTCCAATGACAGAAGCAGGTCAAAAGTTTGTTGCAATGAGTGGTAATGCTAGTAAACGTCTAGAAGAAATGCAAGCTGTTACTAAGAGTAATATGAGCGCAGAACAAAAACGTCAAAAGTTAGAAGAGCTTGGCGCTATGTTACAGTTAGATCGTGCCAGAGATGCAGAAGCTATCGGTATTCAAACTCTACAAGCAATGGCCGCGCAAGGTGATCAAAACGCCATTGCTATGTTAAAAGCCAGTAACGACATGAAAAAAGCTGGCGTAACAACTTACGAGGGCGCAATAGCTAACCTTAAGAAAGCTACAGATTCACAAAACGCACAAATGAAAAGTCAAGCAACAGCAATGGCTGATGCAGAAAATGCTCTAAAGAATCTTGGCAAAGTTATGGATGCGTTTATTGCTCCGTTGTTAGATGTGCTTACTCCATTAATGAGTAGCGTGATACAAGGCTTTGCTAATTTTATTAGCGGACCTGTTATGACCAAACTATTAAGTTTTGCGGTAACTGTTGAAAAGACTGTTAAGTCAGTTATGGAATGGGCTGACAAAGTATTCAGTAAAGAAAATATATTGAAGATTACTAACAATATTGCAGACTTCTTTGCAGGCTTATGGATTGATATTAAACGCGGGCTTGCGGCTAGTCTTGGTAAAGTTGGTGATGCAATCTATAGTGAAGCAGATGCTAAACGTGATAAAGAAGCATTAGCTAAAAAGACAGCGGCTACCGAAGCCCAACTAACTGCCGAAGGCGAACTACGTAGGAAAGAAGAACAGTTTACTCTAGCCAAGCTAGCTATGAACGGCGAAGCATTGGCCGCAGAAAAGAAATCAATTAGCGACAAACAAGCAGAAATTAAAAAACTTGGCGATACTGATACTAAAAATATGTCTGCATTAGAAAAAATGCAGTTAGAGCAGAAACGATCAATGCTTCAGAAAGAAGTAGATGCACAAAATAGTACGTTAGCTAAAGTTGAAGAGATGCGTAAAACCGGAGAAGCAGAGAAGCTTGATAAAGAGCGTAAAGCACTTGAAGCTACTATTGCAGAAAAGAGTAAAGAAACTACTGCACCCGCAAATCCAGGTACGGAAAAACCAAAATACGCCAACGGTACAGGTGGATCCGGTGACGTATTACAAGACTTTGGTAAAGGTAAAGATGTTACATTACATGGCGAAGAAGCCGTGTTAAACAAAGAGCAATTAAAGAATTTGATTGCAGGAACGAGCAAAGGCGGAAATCAAGATGCGCTTGTATCAGCCCTAGAAACGTTAAATATGCAAACAGCGAAACTAATTGCTCTTAATACCGAGCAAGCAAAGCATCAAAAAGATTTGCTAAACAAGATGACCTGGACAGGCAACTTGTTTGAATAAGGAATAATATAATGGCTTGGAAAAAGTATTTTACACCAGTATCAACTACAGGGCAGTTAGGCCCAATTAGTGGTGGTAGTGGTGGTGCCACACCTGCAAGATCTAACTACTCAAGCTATCTTCCAGATGTTTACTCAGGACATCCAAACCGTTTAGAACGTTACGGTCAGTACGATACAATGGATACTGATAGTGAAGTTAATGCGGCATTTGATATCCTGGCAGAATTCTGTTCTCAACAAAACGATGAGAACATGACTCCGTTTCAAATTGAATTTAAAGACAAAGCCACAAGTACAGAAATTAAAGTTATTTCAAAGTACCTACAGCAGTGGACTAAGTTAAACAAATTTGATACACGCATCTTTAAAATTGTTCGTAACGTATTCAAGTACGGCGACAGTTTCTTTGTACGTGATCCAGAAACCCAATCATGGATGTATATTGATCCTGCAAAAGTAGATAAAATTATCGTGAACGAATCAGACGGTAAAAAGCCTGAACAGTATGTAATTCGCGATATTAATCCAAATTTACAATCATTAGCCGCAACACAGATACAACCAACAGCTGGTACAAGCGGTGGTGGCTTTGGTGCAAACTTTGCACAAGGTGGCGCACAACAACGTGGCATGACAGGTAGCTACGGAGCAGGTGGCGCAACACAAGGCGGCTCTGGTAGCAGATTTATGCAACAGCAAAATCAATGGGCTATTGATGCTAAACACGTTATCCATATTAGTCTAAGTGAAGGCTTAGACAACAACTTCCCATTTGGTAACAGCCTAATGGAAAGCATTTTCAAAGTATACAAGCAGAAAGAATTGCTTGAAGACAGTATCATTATCTATCGTGTACAACGTGCTCCTGAGCGTAGAGTGTTTTATATTGACGTAGGTAATATGCCAAGTCACTTGGCCATGGGCTTTGTTGAACGTATCAAGAACGAAATCAATCAAAGACGTATTCCTAGCGTAACAGGCGGCGGAAATAGTGTAATTGACGCCAGTTATAATCCTCTAAGCATAAATGAAGATTACTTCTTCCCACAAACTGCTGAAGGTCGTGGGTCTAAGGTAGAAATTCTACCTGGAGGTACAAACTTAGGAGAAATAGATGACTTACGCTATTTTACAAATAAACTTTTTAGGGCTTTACGTATTCCGTCAAGCTACTTACCTACCGGTTCAGATGATGGAGGTTCTAACTTCAATGATGGCCGAGTGGGTACCGCTTATATCCAAGAATTGCGTTTTAACAAGTACTGCGAGAGATTACAGAGTTTACTAAACGGTAACTTTGATACAGAGTTTAAGTTATTCTTAAACAACAAAGGTGTTAACATTGACCCTAACATCTTTTCAGTTAAGTTCCAAACTCCGCAAAACTTTGCTAGCTATCGTCAAACAGAAATGGATGCGGCTCGCATCAGCACATTTGCTAGCCTAGTTGAAGTTCCATTTATCAGTAAGCGTTTTGCTCTAAAACGCTTCTTAGGACTAAGCCAAGAAGAAATGGCAGAAAACGAAGAGCTATGGAAAGAAGAAAACATCGACTTCAAAGACGAGTTATCTTCAAGCCAAGAACTACGTGGCGCAGGTATTACAGCTGGCGGCATTAGTAGTGACATGGATTCTATGGGCGAAGCAGATACCGGCGAAGACGGTATGGACCCTGCAGACATGGCACCAGAAGGTGAAGGTATGCCTGGCGCACCGGGTGGAGCTCCTGCGGGAGGTTCTACTCCAGCACCTACTGTCTAATTTGGTAAATACTCCTATGCTACTAAACGAGTTTATCTATTTTAACGAAACTGATCGTGATCAAAAAGATCAAGATCGCTATGATCCCTTTGACGATAAGAGTATCCTAAAGTCTAAGGATCTACGTAAGACTAGATTAACCCTGCGTATGATTAACAAACTACGCAAAGCAGGCGAAGCACGTGATAAAGAACAAAAAGAAGACCTTGTTCTTGTTCGTCAAATGTACGCTATGCCTGAACCAGAAGCTGGGGCACCGGCTTAAAATTAAGTTATCTGATTACTTCGATATCAAGAAACTTAAATATTTTTGCAGAAAGACTTCAAAAGTCGTCAAAACTTGCCCCATCTAAAGTCAAAAACGGCCGTTTTTGGCCTATTTCCCATAAGTAATTAACCTGGCTGTTAAATATATGCTGACAGCCTTGCCTTATTACGAATACGATTAAAGGAGAACCCGCAAATGTCTAAATTTGAACAGTTGCTAGATTTACTTGTTAACGAAGAACATGAAAAAGCTAATGAGCTATTTCACGAGATCGTTGTAGAAAAATCTAGAGAAATATATGAGAACCTAATTGCTGAAGAAGCAGAACAGGAAGAAGAAGATACTAAAGAAGAAGACGACAAAGATGAAGTCGAAGAAGCTTTTGGTATGGAAGACGAAGGTGAAGAAAGCGATGATGGAGAAATGGGTGGCGATGCTACTGATGACTTCGTTAGCGATGTAGAATCACCAGATGACGAATTTGGCGGCGAAGAAGAAGGCGGTGATGATACACCAGCTTCTAAAGCCGATGTGCAAGATCTAGAAGATGCACTAGAAGAATTAAAAGCAGAATTTGAGCGTTTAATGAACGCTGAAGAAGCTGAAGAAGAAGAAAATCCAGGTGTTCACGGTGATGCGTCCTTAACAGGCGACGAAGGTGAAGAATCTGATGATGCAGAAGATGAAGAAGGTGAAGGCGAAGAAGACGAATTTGAAAGTCTTTACAACGAAAGCCGTCAACTAACACGTGAATATCGTGAAAAAGTATCTACACCAGCAATGACTGATGGTGGCGGTGTTGGATCAGGTAAAGGCGATTTAGCCGGTCAAACTGGTTCAGTAAACTCACGTAGCCCAGTAAGCTCAGGTGCAGGTAAGCCAACAACTTCAGCAAGTGCTAAGAACATTGCCGCAGGTGGTACAGGTGAAGGTAACAACACTGGTACAAGTCCTAATGCAAAAGGTCCAGCAGGCGTATTGAAATCAGGTGGCGACTTTGTTCCAGCAGGTACAAAGAACGTAGCTTCTAGTTCAACAGCTAAAATGCAAGATGGTGCAAAACTATCAGCAGTTAGCAAGCCAGCTATGAAGAAAGAAGGTGAAGGTGTTGGTGCAGGTCGCGGCGATAAAGCTGGTCAGACTGGTTCAGTTGACACACGTAGCCCAACAGACCGTAAGTTTTAATTAGAGAACTTGGATGATAAAATACCTAAGAGAAAACCTAAATTTTGATCAAGCTCGTGTAGAATTATACGAGGCGGAAGAAAAAGGTCAGAAGAGCCTATACCTAAAAGGTATTGCTATTCAGGGCGGAATCCGTAATCAAAATCAACGTGTTTATCCTGTAGGCGAAATCACAAATGCTGTCAAGACATTAAATGATCAGATACAAAACGGTTATTCAGTCTTAGGCGAAGTTGATCATCCGGATGACCTAAAAGTAAATTTAGACCGTGTTAGTCACATGATCACAGATATGTGGATGGACGGTCCAAACGGATATGGCAAAATGAAAATTTTGCCTACTCCAATGGGTAACTTAATCAAAACTATGCTTGAAAGCGGTGTAAAACTTGGAGTCAGTTCACGAGGTAGCGGTAACGTTAACGAAATGTCTGGCGAAGTATCTGATTTTGAGATTATCACAGTTGATATAGTTGCACAGCCTAGCGCACCAGGCGCTTATCCTACACCGGTTTATGAAGCACTCATGAATCAACGTGGCGGGATGAAAGCATGGAACGTGGCGACAGAAGTAAAAGAAGATCCAAAGGCCCAGAAGTACATTAAGGAAGCACTCCTTAATGTTATCAAAGGTCTAAAATAAGCCTAAGGAGATAGATAGATGTTGGACGCATTCAAACAACTAGTAGAAAGTGGCATGATGTCTGAGGAAGTAAAATCTCAGATTGAAGAAGCTTTCAACGCTAAAATTCAAGAGAATCGCGACCAAGTCACAGCTGAACTACGTGAAGAATTTGCTCAAAAATACAGTCATGATAAGACTGTTATGGTTGAGGCAATCGACAAGATGATCGGCGAAAGATTGGCCGTAGAATTGGCTGAACTTGCAGAAGACAGAAAGGCATTAGCGCAAGCTCAAGCCAAGTATGCCGCAAAGATGACAGATGACGCTTCAGTAATGGAATCATTTGTTATGAATCAGCTAGCGAAAGAATTAGTTGAATTCCAAAGCGACCGTAAAACAGTTGCAGAGAATATCAACAAGTTGGAGCAGTTTATTGTTCATGCTCTTGCTAAAGAAATCAAAGAGTTCGCTCAAGACAAACGTGATCTAGCAGAAACGAAAGTTAAGTTAGTAGCGGGTGCTAAAGAGAAATTTGATGAAGTTAAGAAACAATTCATTAGTCGTGCCGCTAAAGTGGTTGAAGGTACTGTAACACAGAAGTTGACAACAGAAATCAAGCAATTGAAAGAAGATATCGACTCTGCTCGTACTAACAACTTCGGTCGCAAGATTTTTGAAGCCTTTGCCCAGGAGTTTTCAAGCTCTTACTTAAATGAAAAATCAGAAACAAGTAAATTGTTAACGATCATTCAAAAGAAAGAACAAGAGATCGCCGAAGCACAACAAGCTCTAAACCAAGTACAAACTATTGCAGAATCTAAGGACCGCGAAATTCGTGTTGCTAAAGATTTAATGGAACGTAAAGAAGTTATGAGTGAGTTATTAGCACCTCTAAGTGCTGACAAAAGAGAGATTATGAAATCATTGTTAGAATCTGTTTCAACACAGAAACTACGTGGTTCATATGACAAATACCTACCAGCGGTTCTAGAAAATAATGTCCAGAAACCAAAAGCTGTTTACTTAAAAGAAGCAGTCGAGGTAACTGGGGATCGTGAAGCAAAAAGTCAGCCAGAGGTAGGCTTAGATAATATTATAGATATCCGCAAACTAGCGGGTCTAAAATAATTAAATTCAAGGAGAAGACATAAAATGTCACAATTATTAAATGAAAGATGGTCAGAGACCAAAGAAGCTCTGCTTGAAGGCCTACAAGGTAACCGCAAGTCTTCTATGGCAGTTTGCTTAGAAAATACTCGCAAGTACTTGGCTGAAAGCGCAACTGCTGGTGCAACATCCGCAGGTAACATTGCAACACTTAACCGTGTTATTCTTCCAGTAATCCGTCGTGTTATGCCGACAGTTATTGCGAACGAAATCATCGGCGTTCAGCCAATGACAGGTCCAGTTGGTCAAATCCATACTCTACGTGTACGTTACGCAGACAACGGTGACCAAGTTGTAGCAGGTGAAGAGGCATTAAGCCCATTCAAGATTGCGGCCGCTTACAGTGGTAACAATACTGATGCAACTCCAAAGGCTAACACAACAGCCGCAATGGAAGGTACACCTGGTAAGCGTATGAGCATTCAAATCTTGAAGGCACCAGTCGAAGCTAAGTCACGCAAGCTATCAGCTCGTTGGACATTCGAAGCCGCTCAAGATGCTCAAGCACAACAAGGTATTGACATCGAAGCAGAAATCATGGCCGCTTTAGCTCAAGAAATTACAGCTGAAATAGACCAAGAAATCCTAGCTTCATTAAGTGGTTTAGCAACTGTTGAACAAACTTATGACCAGTCATTAGTTTCTGGTACAGCTACATTCGTTGGTGACGAGCATGCCGCATTGGCAATCCAAATCAACCGTGTTGCAAACTTGATCGCTCAGCGTACACGTCGTGGTGCGGCTAACTGGGCAGTTGTAAGTAACCAAGCTCTTACAATTCTTCAATCAGCAACTACATCAGCTTTTGCACGTACTACAGAAGGTACATTCGAAGCACCTACAAACACTAAGTTTGTTGGTACATTGAACAACGCAATGCGTATCTATGTAAACAGCTACATGCCTGATACAGGCCGTGACAACGACCAAGTTCTTATTGGTTATAAGGGTGCTTCAGAAGCAGACGCTCCAGCGTTCTATTGCCCATATATTCCTCTAATGAGTTCTGGTGTTGTTCTAGATCCAAACACATTCGAACCAGTAGTTGGCTTCTTAACACGCTACGGCTATGTTGAGTTGACAAACACAGCGTCTAGCTTAGGCAACGCCGCTGACTACCTAGGTAAGGTGGCTATTGTTTCTGCAAACGTAAGTTTCAGTTAATCAGTAGTAGGACTAAGTATCCAAACAAAAACCGCCCTAGGGCGGTTTTTTGTTGACTTAAAAAATATTAACCTTGACTATCGTCGGCTAAAATATCACAGAAATTATTAAAGTGATCGATACGTTCTTTCATACCTAGTGTACCACCGTTAATACGTTTTGTCATTGTTTCTAAGTCTTCTTGATCTGCTAACGGATTAAGATTATTTTTGTGCCAGAACCAGCAAGCACTCCATAATGCACCTTCCTTAGTTTCAAACCAATCAGGATTTTCTAACAAAGAATCATTTTGATATAGATCATGTGAGCATTGACGATAGTTGTCTTTGCCAGTGATTTGTACAATACCACGTCCGCGGAAACGATATCCGTCACCGCTTGCTTCAGGACCATTGCCCATACGTCCACCGTAGGCACGATTAGCAATAGCTTCCGGGTTGTGTGCGTATTGTTGCGCTACATCTGCAGGAAACAGTCTTGGCCATACACGGCTTAGCGTTTCTGCTTTATAGTTTAAGTTCTCATGAACAACTGTAAAGTCCATACTTTCATGAGCACATTGAGCCAAGAAGGCCGCTACACGCTGTATTGATGTAATACCAAATTGAGGTAATGTTGCCGCAAGCAAAGGATACCATTCGGCAATCTCTTGATTGCGACTTAGGCATTCTTGTAACTTGCTAGGGGTAAAATTAAATTCAAAGCTCATTTTGGCTCTCCTTTTGTATTGTTATTTAACTCTTAAACCAAAGTAGGTTAAATAATACTGTTCAAAAAAGAACTTGTTGCGGTTCCCATCCGCGCAGTGGCTAGAACCCACAAACATTAAGGAGAAATTAAAATGGCAAGAGGAATGAAAACCGCAAAGAATAATACACTAGGTGGCACACAAACTAGTTCAAATATTCAAACAGATCAAGCAATTCAACCGCAAACAGTTACAGTTGCTGATAGTACAAGTACAACAGTAACAGCGTTTGCTGGTGGTGTAGGTGGCGTAACAGCCGGAACTACTAGTCTTGTAATTCTAATCAATTACAAAGACAAAGATGGCAATGCTTACACAGATGGACAAATTATTGCGCAAAAAGGCAGTAGACAGTTCATGGTACAAAGTCAAGCAGGTGGCGCCGCTACATTAAGTCGCGTAGTGTTAACAGCAGTTGCTCCTGGTAGCTTAACAGCAAGCCAAGGTAGTATCAAAGGTGTTGACAAAGACGGCAATTTGTTTTATGCAAGTCGCATTACAAATAAATTTGTATGGAATGGCACATATGAAAACTCATCATCAGTGCGTTTTCCATATGCACTAGTTAGTACAGCCGCAATTACTTACATTGACACAACAAGTGGTCCTGTAATTACATCTCCATCTGGATATGTTTACAGAAAACATGCAGTTGTAGAAGGCTTTTAATTAAAGGACTCTTAGGAGTCCTTTTTTATATGAAAACGTTAGAGACAAGTTTAGACTGGAATGCAATCGAAGCCGAAATAAAAGGCTTAGAAAACACCCTCCCGTTGTTCAAACATGATGTACAACGTTTTATAAAAGCAATACGTGAAGATGTAACAGAGTTAAGCAAATTAGAAGTAGACCTTCGCAGAACACACTCGAAGCAGTTAGAACGAGAGTGTGCTTCTAAAGTATCAAAAATCAACGAACAAATCAAATTAGTACATAAATTTCATTTTATGAGCCTTCTAGCACAGTAGGTAAATAAGATGTATGGCTATTCAATCTAACCTCTTTCGTGCTCAAATTATTGATCAAACTACTGATACAGTGGATGACATCGAGTGGCAGTTAATTAACAAACCGCAGACTATTAGAAACGTTCGACACCTAAGTAATACTTCAGTTGGTAATATTAGAGAGCGCACTTGGTTTATAAATTTCCTACATTTTAAAGTAGACGAAACTCTTCCTAGTGTAATCACTGGTATTAAAGTTATAACCAAATGCCGTAGAAGAGGTAGAATTTTTGATGAAACTATAGCCTTAAGATACGGTGGCAATATTGTTAGCGATAACAAGACATCCTATCTTACAGACGTAGAACAGCATCTTTATAATAACGATATCATGACATATGGTGGTGAAAACGATATGTGGGGAGCTAGTATTACTTCAGATATGGTACGTGATCCTAGCTGGGGATTAACCATGCGTTTTCAAGCACATCCTATGTATCCGCATAATGATGGAATGCAAATTGACATGGTCCAAATTTGTTTTTACGGCGAATAAATACACTAAAGGAATCAATCTAAATGGCTATCAGTGACGTACTACGTGTTCAAGGGGATTATATAATCCAAGCCCCTAACGGCAATATTACATTAAACCCTGGAATTTCATTTACCAATCTTGATGGTAATACTGCTACGACTGGTGTAGTTGTTGTTGAAGGCAATTTAGAAGTTCGCGGAACAACTACTACAATAGAATCAACAACTGCAACTATTCGTGATAACATTATTGTATTGAATAGTGGACAGACAGGAAGCGATACTATAACTAACGGCTCTGCTGGCTTTTGGGTCGACAGAGGTGACAATGCCGCAATAGGCACACGTGCTAGTTTAGAATTTGAAGATGCGTATACTTGGACTCCATACTTTGGCTTTGCAGGAACAAAACCTAAAGGCTCTTGGAACTTTGTTAACAGCAACAAAGGCGCCGCAATTAAAGTTAATGCTATCCGCTTAGGGTCAAGCCCACAGTTAGCTAAAGGTACAGGACAGTTAGGAATTCAAACACTAAGCCTATTTGGTAATGAAAACCAATTTGCTATATTAAGTGTGTCCGGTACTCACAATTACGAAGACAACATTGATTCTATACAGGACGAGGATGCTATTCCTAACCTTAGATGGGTTAAGCGTTATGTGCTCAATGCGGCTTCAACGCCCCCTAATGTTAGAAAACTAACACAGCTAAACAGCTCTGTGACATTAACTGATAACGGTGTAGATGCACCAGATGTTAAAATTAATCTAGGTGGTCCAAACGTACAGTACACCTTTAAGTCTAACGGCGAATTACGCATTGATGGACAAAATGCTAGTATGAGTATACTAGATAACTCGTTTACTGCGGTTGCAACTACAGCATCTTCTGCACCACTAATATTAACAGCGAGCGGAAACGCAGGTATTGCTCTAAGAAGTTATGCTGTTTTATCAAATGCTACACAATCTGCGGCCAATTGGACAGCGGCCAAAAACAACTTAGGAGTAGGCGATACTATTGTTTACTCAAGTTCTACTTCAGTCGTTACCGGTGGCGGAACAAACTTGTTTTTTGTAAATAGTAACAATAAAGTAGATCCAACTACAAACACCGTTATCCCAGAAGAATTGGTATCACGCAGAAGAGCATTAGTTTATGCTATTGTATTTTAAGGAAATTATATGATCGTAAGTACACAAATCACAGGCGCACCACAGTCGACAAACATTTTCTTTGCCAGCACAGGTAGCCAGTACGCTGTGACGACAATTATATTATGTAATACTTCAAATGCGGCAACAGCTCAAGTCAGCGTGTTTGCACAAAGTTTTGCAGGTGGCGGCGCTATTGGCGCAACAGGCAATTTAGGTATTGGTACAAGTACCTGTATTCTAAATTCTATTACTATTCCACCAACAGAAACTTTTGTTATGGATACAGAAAAGTTTATTTTAGAAAGCAACGACCGTTTAGATGCTCAAGAAGTTTCTGGTAACGGCGGTATTGTAACCTGCACAGTTAGCGCAATAGCGACATCATAATGAAATACGTAAAAAAACTAAATTTAAACCGCAAGCGTCCAGCTAGCCAGGAATTCAATATAGTCATTGATCACTTTGATCAATACGGACTTCCACTTGAAAGAATTGAAACTAATAGTGTAGTAAGTACACAAGTGCCATCTGGTCCGCAAAGCACACGCCCTAATGTGTTTAAAAATGGTCAATTACGTTATAATCAAACACTACAAGAATTAGAAGCATACGTTAACGGTACTTGGGAAATCTTAAGAACTATTCGTCAACCTAGTATCAGTTATAAGAGTTATTCAAATGCAAACTACCTAAACACAATTTTTGGTCCTTTAGCATACGATACAGATCTTACCAAGCCACAAAATATAACTGTGTTTGTTGAAAACGTTCAACAGTTACCGGACACTAGTAATATTCCAGGAAGCAATATTTCAGGAAATTTTAAACTAGTAAAAACACCAGCAGTAGTTACAAACTTATCTGCTCCAGTGGTTCAAGGTGCTATTACTTTGAGCTTACAAAGTCTACAAGACGTAGCAGGTGGTATCAGTCAAAAGATTTCTGGTGCAGGTATTGCTCCGGGTACAGTAGTTCAATCTATCACCAGTACAGTAACAAATACAATTAGAATTAGTAGTCCTACTACTGCTCCTATTGCTACAAGTACTAATCTTACATTCACATTCTCAACAGGAACCTACGTACAATTTACTGGTCCTGCTCCATCTAAAACTGTGTATACCTTACAAGGTTACGACGGTTACTTCCCAACACCAAACGGACTTTTTGAGTCCTAATATTGGTATTTTAAACTAACCAGCTAAATACACTTGATGCCGAATTCCGGCAGAACATACTGTGGTAAACCCGCAATGTAAGGTGGTTATCCGTGAAACTCGGTGTATAAGGAGCTCGTTAGCATGGCCATAGGTCGCATTACAGGTCCGTTACTTGCAAGCAATTTGCTACGTGACGGCATAGACTTACAAGTCGAAAGTGGATTACTTTATCTAGACGTTACTAATGGACGCATTGGTGTTAAGACTCAATCACCAGCATATGACCTAGACGTAAACGGAACTCTACACGCAAATAAACTAATAGTTGATACAACTTCAACATTAGGTCTCTTACAAATTTCTCGATCAGTGAATAGTGCTACTATTAGCACAATCAGTGGTCCTTTAAATATTACCCCAGCTACGAATCAAACAGTATTCGTTGGCACAAACACTACAATCGGCGGTAACCTACATGCAATTGGCAACATTACAGCCGATGGCAATATTATCTTAGGTAGCAATCAACTAGTCGATACCTTGGCACTTGGAGCCGAATTAGTCAGCAGTATTATTCCTAAAGTGAATAATACATACGACATTGGTAGTACAACATCTAACTGGGCACACGGTTATTTTAATAGTATTGTAGCAGGCGGATTAGGTTTTGCAGGCAATACAATAACTCCTACAACACCAAACACAGATATTAACATTAGCCCAACAGGCAACGGTGTTACCAATGTTAATTCAAACATTCGAGTATTGGGTACTAACCCATTAGGTACAGCACCTGTTACTTCAAACGTATTATACGTTTCTATGGACGGTAGCGATACCAATGACGGACGTGCGGCTGACCCAAGTCGTGCTTGCCGTACAATTAGCGGTGCAACAAAGAGTCCTTACTATCAGTCAGGTACAAGTATTAAAGTTGCTCCTGGTCGTTATTTAGAAGACAACCCAATTGAATTAAAACCTTATACATCTGTAATTGGTAGTGACTTACGTACAACAGACGTTGAGCCAATTAACAAAACTCGCGACTTGTTCCACGTTCAATCTGGTTGCTATGTTGCACAGATGCGTTTGTTAAATGGTCGTTCTGGTTTAATTCCAGGTGGCTTTGGTGTAAGCGAATACGGATACAAGATTGGTAACAATCGCGGAGCATACGCAACAGCGTTTCCAAATACACAAATCATTGACCTATACCACTCACCATACATTCAGAACGTAAGTAATCAATCTGGTCCTTGGTTGTATGACGGTACAATGTTTATTCCTAACCAAACAGTTCAAGTTCCTGAAGCTGTTGGCGTTGCAAGTTATGTAGCAAACACAAATACAATTACAGTTAGCCTTACAACAGGTACTCTATATGTTGGTCAAGCAGTTAACTCAGGTCCTCAAGATGAAGGATACTTTGCGGCACGTACATTATTACTTGCCAACGAAGCATTTATTCAAGAACAGGTTGTTGCTTGGACCAATCAAGAATACGGCGGCCCATTCCAGTACAACGCTACAAAATGTTCACGCGACACTGGCTTAATTATTGACGGCCTAGCACTTGATGCTCTATATGCAGGTACAAGTCAAACAGTATTCTCAGGTTTACAATATTGGAACCAAACAGGATACGTTGGCGCAATTGGTGGTGAAGTATCAACTACCACAGCGGCTGTTCAATGGATTTCAAGTTTAACATCTGCAATTATTTTAGGTCAAGCAGTACCATTTACATATCAAAATACAGTTACTCAAACAGTAGTAACTAATGTTGGTAACTCTGCAGACGTTACAACAGTACAAAAAGATTTCAAAGTTATTACAGATATCATAACAACAGGTACAACTGCGGTTACTGATAAAATTATCGCTAACGGTAGCATTACTACTGCTACTCACACATTAAATGCTTACCAAGCATTACAATCGAACAAAGCATTCTTACAAGCAGAAGCCATTGCTTGGGTTGAAGCTAATAAGACTATTGGATTTACTTACAACCAAGCTAAGTGTTCACGTGACACCGGTTTAATTGTTGATGCTATTGTACAAGATATGTTATTTGGTGGCACAAGCCAATCAACATTTGCAGGTATCCAGTATTGGAATCAAGCAGGGTACGTTAACACATTTGCCAATGAGTTAAGTACAACAACTGCGGCTATCAGCTACATTAAAGATCTAGCACAGCGAGTTGTTAAGAACGATCTAACAGGAACACGCTATCAAAATAGTGCTCCTCAAATTACAAGTCCAACCCCTGGTACTGTTGCAGAAGCCGCAACTGTTGGCGCAGAGTTTGATGTAATTTTAAATATTATCAACAACGGTACAGTCGGTGTAACAGATATTATTGTTCCTAACAGCATCAACGCTAGTGCAGACGTAAATGTTCAACACGCTTACGCACTATTAGAATCTAACAAAACTTATTTGCAAGCAGAAGCTATTGCTTTTGTTGAAGCTACTAAGACTGTTGGGTTCACATACGATGGTGTTAAGTGCGCTCGTGATGTTGGCTACATGGTTGACTCGGTTGCATTTGACTTACTATATGGCGGTAATCGTCAAGCAGTTCAGTCAGGTGTTTACTACTACGGTTATTCAAACACTTCAAGTGCTATTCCAGGTGAAAAAGCACAAACTCTAAATGCATATACTCATATTAGAAGTATCATTGCCGACATTGTAGCAGGTAGTCCGCTATCTGTAACTTATCAATATGCAGTTCCACAAGTAACAAATTTAACTCCTGCTACTGCATCTGAAGTAACAACACTACAAAGTAAACTAGATGTTATTACTACAATTATTAACAACGGACCTACATCTGCCGCAAGTCCAACAAGCATTCCACAAACTAAGAGCGGAAATGCTAACATATTAAATGCCGCGGCATTGTTAGAAGCTAACCGTAGTTTCATTCGTGCAGAAACAATCGCATACATAAACGCACAGTACGCAATTTATGATCAGGCAAAATGTCTACGTGATACAGGATTGATTATTGATGCACTTGCATTTGACCTATTGTATCCAACAGCTACAGACAGTCAATCAACATTTGCTGGTTTACAATATTGGAACCAAGGCGACTACGTTAAGCCAATTGGTAATGAAATTATCACAGCAACTAACGCTGTCTTATTTGCAAGCAAACTTGCACAGAAACTTGTTACAAACTCAACAGCTGGTGCAAGATATCAAAGCACAGTTACACAGGTAACAACATTACCAGCCGCAACAACAGCTGAAGTTGGCCTAGTTGCTAGCGACTTTGGTGTTGTCCTTGACATCCTTAACAAAGGTACAGTTGGTGTAACAGATAAGATTGTTCCTAATACCACTGCAAGTTCAACTGCAAGTATTCTACACGCTTACAATATTTTAAATGCTAACCGCACTTACATCCAAGCAGAAACTGTTGCTTATGTTGATGCTATTCGCGGTACATTCCCATACAACCACGCCAAGTGCGAACGTGATACACGATTAATTGTTGATGCGCTTGTACAAGATTTATTATTCCAAGGTTCTAGCCAAACAGTATTTTCAGGTTTGAGCTATTGGAATCAAGCAGGCTATACTGGTTCTATTGCAGGTGAGTTGTCAACAACTACAAACGCAATTAACTATGTTTCTAGTCTAGCACAAAAAGTTATTCTAAACGACCAAACAGGTGTTCGTTATCAATCGACTGTTACACAAAACGTCAGCTTTACTCCGGGCACAACATCTGAGAAATCTGCAATTGGTACAGACTTCGCATTGATTGTTGATATTATAACCAACGGCACTAAAGACGTAACTGATAGAATTGTTCCTAACGGAATTACAGCAAGTGGCAATAACAACATAACAAATTCCTATAATATTCTACAGGCAAACAAAGCCTATTTGATTGCTGAAGGTGTTGCCTATGTTGAAGCAACTAAGACTAGTGGCTTTACCTACAATGGTACTAAATGCCAGCGTGATATTGGTTACATGGTTGACTCTGTGTCATTTGACTTGTTGTATGGCGGTAATCGTCAAGCAGTTCAGTCAGGTGTTTACTACTATAACTTTAACGGCACTACTGCTATTCCTGGTGAATCAGCACAAGTACTTGCGGCCTACACACATATTAAAAATATTCTTCCAAGTGTTATTCAAGGATTCTCAACTAGTCCTTATCAAACATGGGAAGCACAAACTACTTCTGGTCTAGGCGGTTCTAACTCTGAAGTAACTTATGTACAGGCTCTAGTTGATACTCTTGAAAATATTATCCAAAGCGGCCCAAGTCAGGCGCCTGCCGAAGTTCCAATTGGATTAACACGCAGTACAAATCCAAACGTAATCAATGCGGCTACTCTATTACATTCTAATAGAGAATTTATTGCACAAGAAGTTACAGCGTTCATTGACGCAACTTACTCATCAAACACATTTACCTATAACGAAGCCAAGTGCAAACGTGACACAGGTTTAATTGTTGATGCATTAGCACAAGACTTATACTTTGGTGGTACAAGCCAAACAACATTTGCAGGTATCCAGTATTGGAATCATACAAGCCTAGTCGGTGCAATTCCTAGTGAAATTAATACTACCACAGCGGCCATTAGTTACGTAGCTACATTGGCACAACGTATTGTTCTAAACGATACAACTGGTATTCGTTACACAACATCAACACAAGTAACAAATTTAAGTGCTCCTGGTACAGCGGCCGAAGCGGCAGTAATTGCAAATGAGTTTGCAACTATTTTAAATATTCTAAGCACAGGTACAGTTGGTATTAGTGATAAGATTATTCCAAATGGAATAACTCCTTCAACTACTGCTAGAGTATTAAATGCCTATGCACTATTGGAAGCTAACAAGACATACTTAGAAGCAGAAGCTGTTGCGTTCGTTGAAGCAACTAAGACAAGTGGCTTTACTTATAATCAAACTAAGTGTGCTCGTGATGTTGGCTTTATGGTAGACTCAGTTGCATTTGACTTGAAGTGGGGAGGCAATCGCCAAGCAGTTCAATCAGGTGTTTACTATTATGGTTATAGCAATAGTTCAAGTGCTATTCCAAACGAAACTACACAAGTACTTGATGCTTATACATATCTAAGCACTCTTGTTGGCAGTATCATAACAGCAACTCCTGTCATTCCATACCAAACAGACGTTACTCAAGTTTCAAACTTGCCAGGCGCAACAAATGCAGAAGTTACAACACTACAAAACAATGTTTCTGTAATTAAAAACATTATTGCAAACGGCCCGTTGGTAGCTAGTGCTCCAACATCAATTCCGTTAGTACCAAGTAGTAATGCTAGCGTATACAATGCTGTTCAACTACTAGAAGCAAATAAAGATTTTATTAAAGCAGAACTAACAGCTTATATTAATCAAAAGTATAATGTATTCTCATACAACGAAGACAAGTGCTTCCGTGACACTGGATATATTGTTGATAGTATTGCATTTGATATACTACACGGCGGTAATCGTCAAGCTATTCAGTCAGGTGTTTACTACTATGGCTTCTCTAGTACTGCAAGTGCTATTCCTGGCGAACAGGCTAATACTATTGCGGCATACAACAGAATTAAAGCAATCATTGGTCCAATCTTATTAGGACAGGCAATTAATAAATCACCTGGTAACCCAAGCACACAGCAATTAGGATTACCAATTTCAAGTCAGTTGCAAATTACAAACTTGCAATCTAAAGTTGATAAGATCACAAACATTATTAACATTGGACCAAGTGCGGCCGCAACTCCAACTCCAATTAGCTTAACTATTAGCTCAGATGTAAATGCACAAAAAGCATTTAACTACTTGATGGCTAACCGTACGTTTATTGCGAACGAAGTTGTTGCTTATGTTAACGCACAATACGGTACAGCGTTTGAATACGATCAAGCCAAGTGCTATCGCGACATTGGCTACATGATTGATTGTGTGTCATTTGACTTACTACGTGGTGGTAACCGTCAAGCTATTCAAGCTGGTACACTATACTTTGGTTACAGCAATACACAAACTCAAGTACCAAATGAACTAACACAAACTGTTATGGCATACAAGTATTTGTCAACAGTGGTTAGTGCAGTTGTTCAAAGTCAAGCGTTGACTAGTTTCTATCAGTCAGAAGTTCCACAGGTACTAAATGAAAATGCCAAGAGCAATATTGCAGTTGCCGCAGAGTTAACAGCTGACATTGAGTTAATGACACGTATTATCAGTAACGGTCCTACTGAAGCACCTGCACTGATTCCTATCAGCCTAACTCCTTCAAGCGATACTGCTAGAGCAAATGCCTATGCACTATTGAAAGCTAACCGTGATTTTATTGTAGCAGAAATTATTGCCTATGTCAATACAATGCCAAACTTCATTTACGATCAAGCCAAGTGCCGTCGTGACGTTGGCATTATTGTTGAAAACTTGGCCTACGATATTTCCTTTGGCGGTAATGCAAAAGCTGTTGAGTCTGGCTTAGGTTACTACCGTGGTGTTACAAGTGTAATCCAAGGTGAAACAACACAGACTATTGGTGCAATTAATTACATCAATACTTTAGCACAAGATGTTATTACAAATACAGTAGCACCAAATCTAATCGGTGTTACAGCAACTAACGCACAAGTTATTAACACAGCGTTAATTGGTGGCGGCATTGCTAGCACAGCACTTGCCAACGGCGTAGACATTATTACAAACATTATTCAGAACGGCCCATCAGCCGCACCAGAAAGCCATATCGGTAGTGCAGTTGACCCAGCGTTTATGAGTGCTGAAATATTATTACAGTTGAACAGAAGCTTTATTCAGCAAGAAGTTATTTCTTACATTAATCAAAGTTTCTTAGACTTCCCGTACGATAGTGCAAAATGCCAACGCGATACTGGTTTAATTGTTGATGCAGTAGCATTTGATATGTTATATCCTGGCAATCAATACAGCCAGTCAACATTTGCCGGCGTTCAATATTGGAGCCAGGGTACTTACACAGGATCAATTGGTAGCGAGTTGTCGACAACTACAAATGCCGTTGGTTACCTAAAGAGCCTAGCACAAAAAGTTATTCTAAATGATACAAGTGGTGCTCGTTATCAAAACAACATCAGCCAAACAACTGTTGCCGGCGCACCAGGAACACAAGCTGAAGTAACATTAATTGGCGCAGACTTTGATATTATTGTAGAAGTTATTAACAACTATACTGTAACAGGATTACCAATCACTGATGGTATTATTCCTAATGGCTCTGCACTAACTGATATTACTATTAACAACGCCTACGCATTGTTAGTTGCTAACAGACAATATCTACAAGCAGAAACAGTTGCATGGGTTGAAGCTAACAAGACTGTAGGCTTTACTTATGACAAGGCAAAATGTTTCCGTGATGCAGGATACATGGTTGATTCTGTTGCGTTTGACTTATTGCACGGCGGTAATCGTCAAGCAGTTCAGTCAGGCGTTTACTATTACAGCTACACTGGTGGCACAACACAGATTCCAAATCAGAAAACTCAAACAGTTGCGGCATTTAACCATGTACGCGATGTTGCAGAATTATTAATTAGAGGCCAGTTAGTAATCCCAACAGTTGGCAATCCTTTACTACCAGTATCTGGATTACCAGTTGCAAGTGCATCTGAAGTAACTTTAATACAAAATATTTTTGCAAATATTACAAATATTATTACAAATGGCCCAAGTGTTGCTGGTACTCCAAACAGTATTAGTTTAACTAAGTCACCTAACATTAATATTCAACGTGCATTTGCTATTTTAGAAGCGAACCGTGCTTTCTTACAAAAAGAAATGACAGCATGGGTTGACTATACATACAATAGCAACGGCTTTAACTACAATCAAGAAGTATGCTATAGAGATACTGGATTAATTGTTGACGCAATCAGTCAAGATATTTTATTAGGTGGTAATCACAAATCAATTGAAGCCGCTGTTACCTACTGGGTAGGTGCAGTAAGTGTTATTCAAGGTGAAATTACACAAACTACTGCGGCATACAATTATCTAGCAACAGTTGCCGGAAATGTAGTGTCAAACACTACAATGACCAACACATTCTCATACGCTAAACAAATTGTTAATCCGTTCTATGACGGTGGCATTTATGCTGTTCCACGTATTAACAGTCTAGTAGCTATGATGAACAACATTATTGCTAATGGTCCAAGTGCGGCTCCAGATGGTTACGATGGTTCTGGTTTCTTCCCAGTACGTTTTGATCCAATTATTGACAACGTTAACATTGCCCCAGTAATTGCAAGCCTAACAGACAACGGTGATGGCACATACAACATTGGCCTAACACAAAATACAGTTGGCGCAGGTACAAACTACACAATGTACTTTGGACAAACATCAGTTTATCCTGTACAAGATAAAGATGTCCCAGATGAATGGGCACAACGTAAGATTGATCCATTTGGATCAATGGGTGGTAGCTTAGTTGACGGCGCTGTAATTAGTGATCGTTCACCAATTCAATCGTTCGTTTACGATGCGTTTACGCAAATCAACCAAGGTGGTGTTGGTATTAAGATTACTAACAACGGCTATGCACAGCTAGTTTCTGTGTTTACAATCTTCTGCGGAACATCTGTTATTACAGAGAACGGCGGTATTTGTTCTATTACTAACTCTAACGCCAACTTTGGTGACTACTGCTTGGTATCAAAAGGTTATGGTCGATTAGATTTCTTTGGTGAAATTTATAACCCACCAGTACTTCCATACTATCCAAACGGTGTATACCCAAGTCAACAGGTTGTTCAGGTTTACTGTCCAGATCCTAATGATCGTCCACACATTGGTCAGATCATGGAAGTTGTTGCCCCAGAAGGGTACATAAACAATCAAGGATTGCCAGGCTTCTTGGCCGCAAATCCAAACACATCAACTATTACAACTGGTACTGTAACAATCCATGGCATTGACAACACTGGTATCGTTATTGGTCAAAACGTTTATGTTCGTGACCAGTACGGTAACTACACTGACATTGATGGTACATACTATTGTGCAACAGGTACTGTAGTTGCAGACGTTGGATTCCAAAGTCTAACATTAAGTAAAGCTCTACAAACAGGCGGCGGTGACGTTAACAACCCAACATACTTTACAATCTATGTAGCAGGTAATGCTTACTACACAGTTCTAAGTTCTGTTTCAGCTCCTGATCCTATTACTCCAGGACAGTCATTCATTAGTGCGGCTGTTGATTCAACTGGTAATGATCAAACAGCACAAGAAACTCAAGCAATTACATTTATTGCAAACTTAGCTGACAAAGTTGTTGCAAACACATTGGCAAACGCTTTACAAAATACAACTACACAAGTTACTCAACTAGCGTTGACTGGCGGTGCAAGTGCAATTCCAACAATGAACACATTGTTTGATACATTGACTGGTATTATTGTAAAC